CTATTATAAAGGAATGACAATGTTTCAAACAGATTCAAATGTAACTAATATAGCTACAGGTGCAACAGGTACGAATGCAACCAGTGATGGTCAAGTAACTGCAGTACATAGACAACGTTTAATGGGGATTAGTTTAACAGCTGGCAGTGATACTGCAACAGTAGTGATACAAGATGCTAATTCAGCGTCAGGTACAGTATTGGCTCGTTTATCCGCATTAACAAATACAACAGCTTCTTATACTATACCACAAAATGGAATAGTAGCAAATACAAATTTATTTTGTACAGTAACGGGTACTGCTTCTAACGCTTTAGTTTATTGGAATTAATATGTCTGATATTTCTAAATACGATTTAGAGATACAGGAACTCAAAGGTGAAGTAAAACTTTTAAGTGAGCGTATTGCTACAATTAAAGATAATCATTTAAAGCATATAGAAGAAAAAATTAATAGCATTACAAAAATAATGTATACTATTGGCTTTATGGTCTTTGGTCAATTATTGTGGGTAATAACTCGCACATTAATGTAAGGGGGCAGAATGGCTAGTTCAGGTACACATACATTTAATCTGCAAATTGCAGATGTAATTCAAGAAGCTTACGAACGTTTAGGTGTAAGTTCTAAAGGTGGTTACGATTTAATTACGGCAAGACGATCTTTAAATCTACTTATGATAAAGTGGATTAATCAAGGCGTAAATCTTTTTACATTACATTTACATACAGTAGCAGTTAATTCATTTAACAATACTACTTATCCTACATTCGATTTATCAGCTAACAGTTATTCAGATATTTTAACGGCGGCATGTCGTGATACTAATGCAACTCCTGATCAAGATATAGAAATGGAACGAATCAGTTATGCTGATTGGTTATCTTTTCCTAATAAATATTCTACAGGTACACCACTTAAATTTGCAGTAGACAGGAATGCTCAGTTTACATCTAGCGGTGTAGCAAATCATACAGTTTATCTATGGCCTGGTCCAAGTGAAAATAGTAGATATGAAATACTTATGTGGGCTATCAAATATGGTCAAGATATTTCAGATGATTATACGGAAAATGCAGCTATTCCAAAAAGAATGTTACCTGCTTTAGTAAGCGGATTAACAGTTGAGTTAGCTAATAAACATCCTAAACTTGTAGACATTAATAGACGACAAGAACTTATACAAATGTATGAAAAAGAATGGGAATTAGCAAGAGAAGAAGATAGAGAACGTGCAAGTTTTTATGTTATTCCTAAGGTTCGTGGATATGCATAATGGGCAAATACGCGAGAGGTAAACACGCAGTACTAATCGACGATCGTTCAGGTTGGAAGATTAGATATAAAGACGCTCGAACAGAGTGGACAGGATTTAGAGTATACAAGGGTGACTGGGAACCTAAACAACCTCAGTTAGATCCCGAAATGTATATCGAAGGGGGAGACCCTAGTGTTTTATATAAACCTAGACCTCCTCAAAATACGTCGAGCACAATTGTACAATTAGGTTCGTTGTATGGTAAATGGTCTGGTCAATGTGCCGCTAATTTAGGAAGAGTTAGCGCTACTCAACCAGCAGATGCACCATCTGGATTCCAGATGACTGGTGTGTTGGATACAACAGGTATAGCAATAGCAATTGTATTACCAGTTGCATCTCCAGGAGTTGCGACAAGCGCACTTGGAACTGTTACCATTGCTGCAATAGAAGATGCAGTTGGGTTTGAAGCAACAGCAGGATTAGGTACTGTTGTTGAAAAATTAATACAACCAGTAACTGGTTTTGTAGGAACTACAGGATTAGGTACTGCAATTGTAGATTTAGTTGAAGATGCAGCTGGATTTGCAGGAACAACTACCTTAGGTAGTATAACTGTAAATGTATCGGAAACTGTTTCTGGAGTTGAGTTAGGAACATTAACTGCTTCTCTCGGTACATCAGGACTATTTGTTAATGGTACTGAGATACCACCAGGATTAGCAGGTACAGGTGGATTAGGTACACTTATACTTAATGCAGTACATCCTGTAACAGGATTGGTAGGAACATCAGCATTGGGTTCTGCTCAAGCTGAAATAATTACAGCGGTTCCAGTTGCAATGTCAGCAATGACTGCGCATTTAGGAACAGCATCAATAACTTCTCCAAGTTGGGGTACACTAACATGGGGTAGAGATACATGGGGCGAATAATATGGCATTAACATATGTACAATTAAAGCAGGCAATTCAAGATTGGACTGAAAATGATGGCACTGAGTTTATCACAGCTACAGGGTCAGGGGTTGCACCAATTGATGTAGCTATTGCCAATGCAGAATTAAGAATTATGAAGGAATTAGATTTAACTGCCTTCAGAAAAACAACTACTATTGCATCAGGCACAGCGGTTACAGGGGTAGCTTTACCTCAAGATTTAGTGGTATTAAGATTTTTACGCATTCAAAATGGAGATATGTTATATCTAAAAGATGAAACATATATACGTGAATTTACAAAAAATCCTACAACAGGTACAGGTGTAATACAATATTACTCGTATCAACGTCCAGGAACAGCTTATACTACTTCAAATAGACATACAAATATTATATTTGCACCCACTCCAGCCCTTGACACTACATGCGAAATAGGTTATACTTATCATGTACCGGGTTTATCTGCAAGTACTGCGAATACGTATTTAGGAGATAATTGTCAGGATGTTTTATTAGGTGCTTGTCTTATAGAGGCAGCCATGTTTATGAAAGACCAAACACAATTACCCGTCTACCAAGGATATTATGAACGAGCAGTTCAAACATTAGGGGTAGAAGAACAAGTAAGAATGAGGAACACTGAATTATACAAAGGTGAACTTCGAACATTAGGAAGATTAGAAGGAGATAGATAATGGCAGGCTTAACATCAGCATTATGTACCAGCTTTAAAGTAGAATTATTAGAAGGCGATCATGACTTTAACAATGCAGCAGATGCTTTTAAAGTAGCCTTATTTAAAGCCAACGCAAGTATTACAGGTACTTATAGTGCAGCAACTACAAATTACTCAGATATGACAGGAAACTCAGATGAGTTACCTGCAACAGGAGGATATACTACAACAGGATTTGCATTAACAAATGTCAATCCAACATCGACAGGTACAACAGCTTTTACAGACTTTAGCGTTAACGCGTCATGGACATCAGCAACATTTACTACACGTGGTTGTTTAATATACAATACAAGTGATAGTAATTCAGCTGTAGCAGTAATTGATTTTGGTGCAGATTATTCTGTATCAGGTGGTACATTTGAAATACAATGGCCCGCAGCAGATTCAACTAACGCTATTATAAGAATAGCATAAAGGAATAACATATGGCTTCAACATGGTCTAATGCCGAGTTGATCTTGATGACTACAGGTGAAAATGATAACACCTGGGGTGATCAAACCAACGATAATATAAAACGTATTGATGACATGGCTAACCAAGTTATTGGTATTACTTTGTCAGGTACTACGTATACATTACCTTTTACAAATGATCCAACTTCTTATGCACAAGAAGCAGGTCGTTGTAAGATATTAGATTTTACAGGAAGTCCAGGGGGCACAGCAACAGTTACATTTCCAAATAAAAAAATGTGGTATTATGTTTTAAATAATACTGGGGATAGTAAAGATATAATTTGCACAACAGGTTCAGGTACTACATATACAGTTAGTGCAGGACGTGATGCAATAATATATGTTAATGGGTCAAATGCAATTTACAATGCAATAAATGATTTACAAGTTAATACAGTTAATGGGGTTGACCCTTCTGTGTTAGCAACAAAAGGTTTCGCCATTGCCGTTGCCGTGGCTTTATAATAGGAGGAAAAATTGGCACAGAATTTTAGAAGATACACGGAAAACGCAGTAGGCACAGTAGCCGTTGATATTCCTAACGGGTCTGACTTTGATAGTTATGACACACTTGTAGGTATATCTTTATCAAACATATTGGGGTCAACAGTTAATGTTGATTGTTATATAAATGACGGTTCAAATGATATTTATCTTGTGAAGACGGCTCCCATCCCTAGCGGTGGAGCGTTACAAGTTTTAGCTGGCGGCGCAAAAATTGTCGTCCAGTCAGGCGATCGTCTTTACATTAAAAGTGATACAGCATCTTCGGTGGACGTTTGGGTTTCAGCGGTAGATGCAATAAGCACATAAGGAGTTTAATTTGCCCTACGTAGGAAATACACCAGCTTTAAATTATACCAGCTTTGCAGTTCAGCATTTCACAACAAGTGCAACTACAGGTTATACACTAGATCATGCTGTAACAAATGAAAATGATATACGTTTAGTAATAAACAATGTCGTTCAACAGCCTGGCGGTTCGTATGCTTATACAGCAGCAGGCACAGTTCTTACACTTTCAGCAGCAACGGCGGGCACAGACACAATGTATTGTGTCTTCATTGGTAAGGCGGTTCAAACCGTAAACCCAGGTGCAGCATCAGTAGGAACAACAGCTCTTACAGATAATTCCGTAACTAACGCAAAGCTGGCTGACGCAACACAAGGTGATATACTTTATTATGGAGCTTCAGGTGCACCAGCACAACTATCCGCAGGGACCTCTGGTTATGTTTTACAAACAAG